GCCTTTTCTATCGGTGGCGCGATAGCCGCAACGACTCTCATTTACTGGGCTATGTCATGAGCCAGGGCGCGCGAACCCGAAACTTCCTGATGCGCCCGCATTCGTCGCTCATCACGCCGCGCGAGGCAAGCCCGGCATTCCGCATCGGCGAGCACTACAGCAGCAACCCGGAACGCTGGGTCGGCTACGGGCTGGCGTTCGTGTTCGGTGCGCTGGCCATGCTTGCTGCGCTGGGCATGCTCAGTGTGCCGGCGTAAGCAACAAACACGCACCCGCACACGCGGGCCATCAGACAGCTAGCTACATCCAAGGAGATTGCTATGGCTGGATTTCGTAAGGCTAAAGCGGAGCAAGCCGCCATCAAAATGGGAATCTACGGGCCGCCAGGGAGCGGCAAGACGTTCACCACGCTGCTGCTGGCCGAAGGGCTTGCAAAGGCGTCCGGGAAGCGAATCGCATACGTGGACACTGAACGCGGCACCGACTTCTACTGCAAGGCAGCGCCGCGCCCCGTTCACCCTGAGCCGTTCGATTTCGACGCACTCTACACAAAGAGCATCACCGAGATTATGTCCTCGGTTCGGTCACTGAGCCCGGACGAGTACGGCGTGATTGTGATCGACTCGATTACCCACGTATGGGAGTCCTGCATTGCCGCGTACAACGGCGGAAAAACGAGCGCAGGCACGATCCCGATGCATGCATGGGGCCGCATCAAGAAGCCGTACAAAGATCTGATGTCGTTCCTGTTGTCGTCGCCGATGCATGTCGTGATGTGCGGCCGGCAAGGAGTCGAGTACGCGACGAACGAGGACACCGACGAATTGAAGGCAGTCGGCTACAAGATGAAGGCGGAAGGAGAGACGCCGTATGAACCGCACATCCTGATCCGCATGGAGGCAATCAAGCCGAAGCGGTCAAACGAACTGGCAACCATCGTTGCCTATGCCGAAAAAGATCGGACTGGCGTCCTGGCTGGTCGTTCGATCATCGCGCCGGACTATGACTCTCTGTGCGCCCCGCTGCTGCAATTGCTGGGAGGCACTCAGGCGCACATTGCCACGACAGACGAGAACGCCGCGAAGGACTCCGAGGCACTGGCAGATCAAGCCCGGTTGCGCGCGGAAACATCGGCCGACATGCTGAAGAAGTTCAGCGCGCGAATCGATCTGTCAGACGACGTATCGGCGCTGAAGGTCATCGGCAAAGAGATCACGCCGGCCGTCAAGTCGCAAATGACACCGGAGGATGTTGCTTCGCTGCGCGACAAGTATCACGAACGCGAGCAGCAACTGACGCGGACGGCCAGCGTGGCGAGCAAAGAATGAACCTACTGCCCCGCGAACGCGAAGTCCTAGCCTGCGCCGAGCGCGGCTTGTCGTGCAAAGAAACCGCCCGCGAACTGGGCATCGCATCGAACACGGTGCGCGTGTATCGGCATCAGGCGATGCGCATGCTTGGCACGTCGCGGATCGTTGTCGCGGTGCTGTCGGCGCGCGAGAAAGGATTGTTGTGAGAGCTAAATACGTTCCGCCAGAGTTCACTTGCTACACCGATGACGATACGCCGGTGATCGTCCGCTATGACTACGACGAGGGCGAAGAACAGTGGTTCGATGCCCGCGCCGGTGTCGGCTCGCCTGGCTATCCGGGCGGCGTCTTCATCACCGAAGTGAAGATCGGCGACGGAATCTGGACGGACGAACTCGATCAGTTCGATGCTGACTGGCTGGCGCGCATCGAAGCGCAGATCGAGGAAAAGATTACCGCAGAATCGCAGGAGCACTGGGAGCCATGAACCTGCTATCAGTCCTGCAGCAATTGCGCTCGGTTCGTGTCGTGCTTCGCATTGGGATCTGGCCTCACTTTGCGCGGCTTGACGACCTTCGGCGGCACTACCGGCACAACACCAGTCAGCACATAGCGGCCGACGTGCCCCAGCTTTGCTAGATTGCGAATGCGGCCGGAGTTGAGCAGATGATGCAGGCCGTTGTAAGTCGCGTTCTGGCCCAATCCAGTGGCAGCACGCAGATCGCGGATCGTCGTCGGCACTGCGCCGATCAGTGGTAGCAGTTTGTCGTGCGCAGCCTCTCCGGACGGTTTGCGAATTGGCGGCGGCTTAGGCGCGCTGACTGGGCGCGGTTCGGGTACTTCGCCCGGTTCCCAGATGTTCGCCTTCGCTTGCAGCAGCTCGAACCGCTGGCACTCGAGCACGTGGCCGAGGCGTCGGTGGATCGTGCGCGCCTCTGGCGAGGGCTGCAGGACTGATAGCAGGTTCACAGTAGCCCTTTCTCGCGCGCCGACAGCACAGCGACAACGATCCGCGACGTGCCAAGCATGCGCATTGCCTGATGCCGATAGACGCGCACCGTGTTCGATGCGATGCCCAACTCTCGGGCCGTCTCTTTGCATGACAAGCCGCGCTCGGCGCAGGCCAGGACTTCGCGCTCTCGGGGTAGTAGGTTCATGCGGCCAGACTCAACAAGCCAGGCGCGAGCGCAGCAAAGTCAATCCCGCGCAGCCAGCCGATAACCTCGACCGGGTGCACGCGGTAGTGACCGGCCAGCAGTTCAACAATCTGCACATCCGTCGGGCGCGCGGGATCGGCCGCAGTGACCGCTTTCTTCGCTGCCGCTTCTTTATCGGCCTGAGCCTGCGCAGCGGCATGCTCGCGCTCCTGCTGCTCACGGGCCGCCCGCTCGATCTCGGCGCGCTGTGCGTCGATCTTGGCTTGCTGCTGGGCGAGTTCGTCGGCAACGCGCTTGTTCTCGGCGTCGATCTTGGCCTGCTCGGCTGCGCGGGCCTCGCGGTCGATGCGATCCCGCTCGGCTTGGATGCGGCGCACCTCGGCATCCTTGCGGGCCTGCTCGGCGCGCTCGGCCTCGATCCGCTCGCGCTCGACACGCTGCTGCTCGGCAAGCGCGCGGGCGGCTTCGGCCTGCTGGCGCTCCATTTCCTTTCGCTCGGCGGCAAGACGTTCGCGCTCGATCCGCTGTTCTTCGGCGATCTTGGCGGCATCGACTTCGGCCAGGCGCTTCGCTTCGGCCTGCTGGCGAGCCAGTTCGGCGCGCTCTTCGGCCAGTTTGCGCGCGGCATCCTCGGCGGCCTTGCTTGCGTCGGCCAGTTCGTTCAGGCGCACGATGGTTGCCGTCGTCGTGTTGGCTGCCCGCTCGGCAAATTCCATGTAGTCGAACGTCGGCGCGTTCTGCAGATCGGCGATCGCGTTCTCGATCAAGACCCACGATCGGCCGGCATAGTCGGCGGGCATCGCGGCAATTTTCTGGATGCGCGCTGTAATGTCGGCGATGCGTGCGGCCTCGGCCGCCTCGCGTGCTTTTCGTTCTTCGTCGCGGCGCGCTTCGTCGGCTTTGATCTGCTCATCAATCGGCGTTTCGATCTTGAGCAGTTCGGCCGTGATGCGCTTTGCCTCGCTGTCGATCAGCTTGGCGCGCTCCAGAACCGGGGCCTTGAGTTCGACACGCTTGGACTCCAGCGACACGCGCAGCGTCACCAGTTCTTTTCGGGCCGCCCGCGCTTCGGCGTTGCCCTTCGTGGTTTTCAGATCCCACGCGACATTCGCGTATCGCTGACGCACGATTGCCAGGCCGGCGGCGATCGGGTTGTATTCGGCTACTGATGTTGACTCGTTCATGCTGCCTCCATTTCTTTGGCGGCCATCGATTTCGCCTTTTTGATTTCCTTGAACCGCTTGTACGCATCGGACTTCGGTTGCGTCTGGCCGAGGCCCTTGCACCAGTGATCGTTGCGCAGCAGGACTTTGCACATACGACGCCATGACGGAGCCCAGCACTTGCTTTCGAGTTCAGGCGGCGCTTCCTCCGGGATCAATGAGTACCCTCGCTGGTTCCATCCGTAGATGAACTTTTTGAACCTGATCGTGTAGTGATCGCGCGTCTTCTTCGGCATCGTCTGAAGCAGCAGATTGCAGAAGCTGCGCCAGGTGTGATGCGCTGGCTTGCTGATCTTGTTGTACCCGTTGATGCTTCCGGTCTCGTTGATGTACAGCGACCCAGAGTTCGCGCCGTTCACTCGCACAACGAGCTTGAACCACGTTTCAGGCTCAAGGATGTGATACAGGTACAGGCCGCGCCGCTGATCGTCGCCGAACGGCTGGCACAACCGCTGCTGGCTCAGTTTCACTCCGGCCATCTGCATCTTGTCGTAGATGATGTTGTGCGGCTTGTCTGGATACCTCGCATGAAACCGCCAGATGTCCTCTGTCAGCCAGTCATAGATCGGGTACACGTTGTAGACCTGGTCGACGATCTTGGTGGTCCACCGTCGTTCGTTCATCATCAGATCGCGCTTTTCCCACGTCGCTACCGCGCAGTACCGATGCAGGCTTTCTTGCGCGCGTATCCCGATGAACCCGGCTGTCCGTTTGCCCTGGCCGTACCACTGGCCGAACAGCACGATGAATTCCTCGAACTCCATCTGCGGTTGCGCGAACGGGTAGTCTTTCTCAGTCGTGCAGCCGGCTGGCTTGTCTCGAATCCAGAGCGGTTTTTTGTCTTCGTCCCAGCACACCCAGCGCGGCTCGAAGTTCGTCACTGCGTTACGCAACAGCATCGGGATGCAGATCCAATGCTGTTCGATGTGATCTTTGTAGAGTTCGAACATCTCGTGCACGTGCGAGATTGTCTCGGCATACTGAGCCTCGAAATCGATGAACATCACGCCGACCCGCTGTCCTCGCTTGATCGCTTCTTCCATGACCAAGTGAAACAGCACGCTGGAATCCTTCCCACCAGAGAACGCCAGGTACACGCGCTCGACGCTGTCGAACGTCTCCGCAATCCTGCGCCTAGCGGCAGTCAGCACGTCGTCAGCCCGATATCGTTTGATTGCCATCAGTAGATCTCCGCTTGCCTGCCCGAGTAGGCTTCGTCCATCGTCACCGGCTCTCGCCCGTTAGCGGCAAGCCACTTGTTCAGCGCGGCAAGCGCCGCATGATTCGCGGCGTCTTGCTGCTCATCGGTCAGCAAGAAAAACCCGCTTCGGAAAGCCGATGGGATGCCGGTCGCGTAACACATGGCGGCCTGGCCGAGCCACGCCACGCGGTTCATCGCCGAGTTCGTCAGGTAGTGCTCGCAGGAGTTCTTCCACTCCGACAAGACGCCATCCAGCGCGGCAGAAAAGCGCGGGATGTCTGACAGAAAAACTCGGTACGCTTCCTCACCATCGGCCTTGCTGATCCCGTCCTTGGTGTTCTGGTAGAACCCCGCCTTTTGGCACTCCCACTTGTCGTAGGTGTGAAAGATCCGGTTTTCGTCGTCAGTGTTCAGCGTGCGGAATGAGTCCGATTCGTCACCGTAGGTGGTGATGTCGTCCGTTAGCTCGACGAAATCGGACTCTGTGATCTCGCCTTCCACATCCCACGACTTCGAAAACTCTTGGTCCGAGAACAGTTCAGCCAGGCCTGTGATCTGGCACAGGCGAAGCACCTCATCGGCATCCATCCCAAGATTGCTGGCGATCTTTTCATCGGACCAGTTGCGCCGCTTTAGTTCGACAACGATGTCCGACATCGCGTCGACACGATGCTTGCCCCTGGCGCGGTTGTGCCTGATCGTCGATGCGATGCGGTCAGCTTTGTCGGCTTGTTCTTTGCGAATCTGGACCACGGGCAGGAACCCATGCACGCGGGCCTTGACGTCCGCCAACTCTTTGCCGACGCGGGTCCGATGGAACCCGTCGACAACGGTCAATTGATCCGCTTCGGCATGGGTGACAACCGGCTGCGTGTACCCGTCAGCCATGATCGACACGCGAAGTAACTCCATCTCCGGCGGCGCTACGCTGTTCGGGTTGTAGTCGTTCGCTGTGACGATGGCGGCAGGCACCCAGCGCACAAAATCAATCGGCTCGTTAGCGAATGGGCTCACTGCGTGAAGGCGTTCGCGTGCTTCGTTCAGCGCCTGAATTCGTTCGGCGATCGGCATCGATTTGATGAGCTCCGCAACCACGTCAACAATCGGTTTGATGTCGATGTTCATGCTGCCTCTGTCAGTTGGCGGAACATGCTGTCAAGGTCGGCCAAGAAGGTGCGCGCGCATTCCTCTACATGCTCGATTTCTTCCCGCGTCGGTATCCAGTCGACGATCATGAGTTGCTTGTTTGGCGGCATGCGCGGATCGAACGAGACGAACACGGCAACGCTTCGGCCAGTGCACGCAAGCTGCGCAAGTACTTGCGGCTTGTGCTGCTCCGGCATTTGCCGCTCAATCAGCCAACTGACGTGCGTCGTACTGTTCGGGCACTTGGCCTCGAACACTGCGTCATCGCCGATGTGCGCATCCGGCGACGCTCCAAAGTGCTCGATCTCCGGGTGAAGCGTAAAACCGCATTTGTCCAGCAGGTTTCCGCTTGCTGCTTCGTATGCTGCTTTTGCATGCGGTTCGTTTTCAATTCCCCACAACATCGGCGCACTAACGAAATGCGGGGTTGCATCCCCGGTCAAACGCTCGGCAAGTAACTCGACCAGCAGCTTGTTGCGCGATTCGCTAGGCTTTCCGTCTTTGCGCATAGCCATTGCATCCGCCATGCGACTTGCAGTCAGCCGGCCGACGCGCATGTTCAACCAAGCACCAGAGCCTTGTTCGGCGAACTTCATTCCGCCACCTCGGCATCGACAACCTGAGCATCAGCAGCAGTCACCGCAGCCTTGAGCGATTCCAGATGCGGCGCCAGCGCAGAACGGGCTTCAGGGCTCGCGGACTTCCAGAACGCACCGAACGTAGTCCGCCCTTCCATCGCCGCAGCCTGGGCAGATTCAAGCAGGCCAGCGGGCATCTGCGCAGGCGTGTCGACGACTTCGGCCGCGCCCATGTCGATCGACTTGCCTTCCATCTCGTCCGCAGTCGGTGACGAACCGATCTCAGGGAAGGCCATCCGCAGCGCTTGAGCCTGGGCGCACTTGGCAAGCTGCCCATACGGGCGCTTCGCCCACATCGCATTAGGCGCAATCGACTTGTCTTTGCCGCCCTTCACCGCATAGTTTTCGCGCCAGAATTCGCGAGCAGTGAAGTCGGCAATCATGCCGCCAGCCAGCTTGCGCTTGACGGTCACCCGGCACCATTGCGGGTACGTCACCTCGGCGTCGCCGACACGCTCAGTAACATCCGGGCCGAATTCCGGTTCAGTGATACCGGCATACTCGCCGCTGCGGGCCGCTTGCGTGCGGTACAGGCCGATACCCGGCATGACGACATCGCGCATTCCGCCCGCGTTGCGATCCCACATCGGCACGATATGGACAGGTTTTTGCATCGGATCGAGGCCAGCGGCGCGGCAGTAGCCGAGAACCAGTTTGATTGATTCAGGCGCGGCGCCGGGGTACAGGCTCGCACCCAGCACTTTCAGCAGTTCGTGTTCTTGCATCGCGATCTCAGCGCGCGATGTCGTTGTGATGTTGCTCACTGCATTCCCCGGTTAGAGTTGAACGATCAGCAGCGCGGCCACTGCGCACAGCACGGCCCCGACGCACACAGCGCGGTCGCTGACGATTGGCCGCTGATGCGTGCGCTCGCTGAGCCGGAACGCTTCGCTGGCCTCGCGCGGCGTGCGCAGCGACGAATGCGGCTGCGTCATGAAGTTGCGGGTGCGTGCGCCTTGGCTCATACAACCCCCAGAGCCAGCAGAGCCAGCAGAGCCAGCCAAACCGGCGGCACTGCGCCGATCGCGATAACGATCACGGCAGCGCGGCTCATGACCGCACCGCCTTAACCCGCGCATCGCGCACCTTCGCCAGCAGCGCCCGGTGCAGATCGTGCGCAGCCCGCAGCGCGTCGTCGTGGTAGTGGCTGTTATTGGCCGGCGTGCCCATCATCGCGACGCGCTCCATGAGGATGACGAGCCGCGCATCAAGGGCCGGATCGTCCGTGCACATCTGCAGCAGTTCGGAACCGTCGATCTCGACCAGCGCGAGGATTGCGGTTTCGGCCGCTTCTTCTTCGCGCCGCTCGCACTCGTTGTAGCGGGCGATCTGCGCGTGCCGGATCTGCTCGTCGGCGGCCACTCGGTCGTAGTGCGCGCTCATCACGCAGCCTCCGCAACAGCAGCGATGGCAGGCGCCCAGATGCCCGCGTGCGCCTCGATCATCGCAATGGCGGCCATGTATTCTCTGCCGTGCTCGTTGTCAGCGTGCTCGGCGACGACAGCAGCGCGGAACGCTTCAATCGTGTCGAAGAAACAGCCCGCGCGCACATGCACGCCAGCGTCAGTCAGATACGCCGTCAGGTAGTCGCAACGCGATCCGATAGGGCCGAGCATGAAGACCGGACGCGAACCGACGAGGGCCAAATTCTTGCCATCCGCGCCGTTCAGGTACGCGCCGCTCAGGTACGCGCCGCTCAGGTACGCGCCGCTCAGGTACGCGCCGCTCAGGTTCGCGCCGCTCAGGTACGCGCCGCCCAGGTTCGCGCCGTACAGGTCCGCGCCGCTCAGGTCCGCGCCGCACAGGTACGCGCCGCTCAGGTACGCGCCGCTCAGGTCCGCGCGCTCCTGCACTGCCTGCTTCACAACATCGCGCAGCGTTTCGCCGCCAGCCGAGAACAGCACCTTGCCGTCCCAGCGGTTTTTGATCTCGAAGGTCTGCATCTGCGTCTCCCGGTTCGTTGTCGATGGGATCTACTTTAGCAGACTGAATCATTGGGTCAAGTAGTTTTTAGCAACCTGCAACAAAAAAGCGCCGGAACTGGCGCATGGCATTGCATACCGCGTTTTAGGGTGCTACGATTTGCGCATGACTGATTCAGATCTCATCGACAAAGCAGGCGGAACCAGGGTGGTGGCTGAATTGTGCAAGGTCACCGATGGGGCCGTTAGCCAATGGCGCGAAAACGGCATTCCTGATGCCCGCCGCATGTTTCTGGAGCTTGCGCTCCCGGACGTTTTCAAACAGAAGCCAACGAAAAAGGCGGCTGCCTGATGTCCTACCTCCTGCTCGCATTCCTGGCCGGCACCGCGTTCGGCTACGCGCTGAACACGATCCGAGCACATCGCAACGCCGACCGCGCTGCAATCGAGCGCAGGCTCGCGAACTGGGCCGGCTAATGAGTTCGCTGGCACGCAGTCCGGCAACAGAGCCCACCATGGGTGCTGTCTCCTCCAGTCTGCCCCGAGCAGAAAACTGCGCACCTCGGGATCTCCAATGCTGAACGACGCCAAGCACACCGAGACCCTCAAGGTGTGGCTCACCGAGCGCGAGATCGTCGATCTGATGCGCATCGCGGCCGGCGACCGCCTGCCAGCAGAACGACCTGTTTTCTGCTGCGTGAGGCAAGCATGAGCAAACCCCTACGCGGCGACCGCAACCAGTGCGCGGCATGCGGCAACTATTTCAACAGCACGGCGGCATTCGACAAGCATCGTGTCGGCGAGTTCGGCAAGGATCGCGGCTGTATGGGCTGGTTCGAGATGGCGCACGTCGGCATGCACTACGGGGCCGATGGATTCTGGCGCGGCTCGAAGATGCCTGCCGCGCTGCTGGACAAGGTGGCAGCATGAACGCGCCCCCGAAGCCCTACGAACGTTTCCTGCAGTCGCTGCCGGCTCGCATCGACGCGCACGCAGGCAAGCCGCGCGCAACCGTATTCGAGCGTCTGCGTCAGGAATTCCGGGCCGCGTGCCCGAACTCGAGCGCCGGGCAATACGGCCAGGCCATGAAGGCTATCCGCGAGGTGCTGCGATGAACATGGGCGATCGGGTGCGCATCATCTCAGGGCCAGGCGCCGGTCATGAAGGCAACGTAGTTTCGGTGCATGCCGGGTATGTGAAAGTGCGCACGTCCGATTTCGGCGGCGGCGAAGCGTCCCGCGTGATCACAAAGCCCACCCGGTTCGTCCAGCGCGTGCTGGTTTTCCCTGAGTTCCAGGGGCGCCCGTTCCGGCCGTGGGTGCCCCCCAAGGTTCAGGTGCGCACCGGCGGCCTGGACTTCAAAGCGTGCCCCAGCGTCTATTCCGACGGGCAGGGAACCTGATGGCACGAGCCCGCAACATTAAGCCGGCGATCATGGACAACGACGACCTGGCCGAACTCGCGCCGTTGACCCGCCTGCTGTTCATCTACCTCTGGATGCTTGCTGACCGCGAGGGCAGGCTCGAGGACAGGCCGAAACGCATCGCGGCGCAGGCGCTGCCGTTCGACCGCAACGCCGATGCAGGCGCGATGCTCGATGACCTGGCAGCCGCCGGTTTCATCTGCCGATACAGGGTCGACGGCACCGCAATCATCCAGATCACAAACTTCACCAAGCACCAGAATCCGCACCCCCGGGAAGCCCCGTCATTGCTGCCGCCGCACCAAGGCAACACCAAGGCAACGCCTAGGCAAGACCAAGGCAATGCCAAGGACATGCCGAGCCGGGCTGATTCTCTGATTCCTGATTCTCTGATTCCTGATTCCCCTCTCTCTGATTCGGGACAAGAGAGGGCGCAACAAGCCGCCGAAAACCCGCCGGCCGAGGATGCAAACCCCCCTGCTGTCCAGGACAACCCACCGGCGCCGGCTGAAAACCCACCGCCCCCACCACCCCAGCCGGAAGACCCCGAGCCCCGATCGCCTCGAGGCACGCGTCTGCAACTCGAGGACATGCCCGACGAGTACCAGGCGTTCTGCCGGCAGGCCAGGCCAGACCTGAGCCCTGCGGCAACCTGGGATCGATTCCGGGACCACTGGGCCGCCAAGCCCGGCAAGGACGGGGTGAAGCTAGACTGGGCGGCCACCTGGCGCAACTGGGTTCGCGGCGAGCGAGCTATGCCGCAGCCCCGCGCCTCACCGCCGCCGAGCCGTCATTCCGCCGTCATTGCCGATCTCACCGGGCGTCAACCGCGCCCCCCGCAGCCCCAACCGGACACCATCGATGTCGAACCCCGCACCATTGCCGAGCGCCTGGGTTGATCGCCTGTTTTCGCGGTTCGTCGCAATGTACGGATCGCAGAAAGTCGGCGCCATGTGGGCGGACGCGGACCGTGACGAGGTGAAGGGCGTGTGGGCCGACGCGCTTGGCCGATACACCGGCGAGACGATCGCTGCCGCCGTGCGCGGGCTGATCGATTCCGGCTCGCAGTGGCCCCCGACCCTGCCGGAATTCTCGGAAGCCTGCCGGGTGTCAGCGGTTAACCAGCGCGATACGGCACCGGCACTGCCTGCCCCTGCTGGCAAGGTGATCTCGCGCGAAGAAGCGTCCGAGATCCTCGCAAAGATCGGCTATCAGGCACCAGCCAAGCCGAAGGTCGATCCGAAAGCCTGGGCACATCGGATTCTTGCCCGTGCTGCTGCTGGCGATCAGTCGCTCGCCCTTGAATCGATCCGCATGGCCGAGCGCGCAATCAAAGCGAAGGACGCAGCATGAGCAAACGCCCGTACCAGTTCAAGGTGTTCGAAGGTCCGCTTGGCGGATGGAAGTGGGAACTACAGGCCCCGAATGGGTCCGTCATCGCCAAATGCGCAAAGTTCTACGCCACGCGCCAGCACGCTGTGCGCTCTGCCCGCGATGTCATGAACGCGATTCAGACGGCGGACATCACGTGCCCCTGACCTGCTGGTCCTGCCGCTTCAGCAGCGATACCGGCGTGCCAATGGTGCCGTTTTGCGCCCTGCGCGATGAACTCGTTTTCGAGGTGTGCGATGCGCTGGAATACGAACCCGGGACCGACGCAGGAGACAGAACACCATCGCCACCGATGCGAGGTGCGGGATTGGGTCAGGCGCATCTGCGAGAAACCGGCGAGCGAGCAGGTCGAGTACTGGCGGACGTGGCGGGACGAGATAGCGCGGCATCGGGGCAAGGAGGCTGCGCGCAAGCTGAATCAGGACGTGCTGGAGATGCTGCGTGATGCATAAGCGCATCCAGGCGCTCGGGCGGCTCAAGGCTGGCACGCGCAACAAGCTCGAAGCCGAGTACGAGCAGGAACTGAAGCTGCGCCAAGCAGTCGGCCAGGTCGCATGGTTCCGGTTTGAAGGACTCAAGTTGCGCCTGGCGGATAACACGTTCTACACGCCGGATTTTGCTGTGATGCTCGCGAGCGGCGCGATTGAGTGTCACGAAACCAAAGGATTCTGGACTGACGACGCGCGGGCAAAGATCAAGATTGCCGCCGAGATGTATCCCTTCCGGTTTATCGCGATCAAGAAGCTGCCGAAGCGCGACGGCGGCGGATTCTCAATCGAGGAGTTCTGATGGCAAGCGGCGAAATCTCAGTCAGCGTCGAAAAGACGCTGCACGAAACCTTGCTAGGACTCGCGAAGTACTACCGCGAGAGGCACGGCATCTGTATCCGTTACGTCGAGTTCAATTGGCTAGGCGAGCGATTCGGCGAATCGATTCCGCCGCACCTGATGAGTGTCGAGATCAAGACTGAAGGTGGCGCGGCATGATCGTCTCGCCCCGAGGGCTCTTGCGCGGCGCAGCCGACGCCCGGCTGCAGGCCGAGGTGCTGGCCTGGCTGAACGACCAGCCGCGCGACCGCTGGCACACGCTGGCCGAAGCCGAACCTCACCTGCCGGTCAACCTTGAGCAGCTCATGCGCCTGT